GTTTCCCAGTCACGATCGGTTGGGGCTTGCAGTCGGATCACGTTCATAATAGCCAAAGATAGCTAAACGGTGATTTACTCGTGCGAAACTTTTGATTCTAAAATTTTCTGGAAGAGTAAGAGAAAGGTTAAGTGTTCCATCACTTCCTGTATCACCATCAAGGCCGTATAAATATCGTCCATTTCCTATATAGAGGATATCATCATCACCAACAATCATTGGATGAGATACACTTGATCCAGCAAACGTATCTCCTCCTAGACCAGTCACATTATTAGGAACAGTAGAAAGATAGTCATCATCTGGTGCTGTACCATCTAGTTCATACATTCCTACGTCCCAAGAACCATCAGCAGAATTATTATAGCTGTAAAATAGGCGTTCTACTCGTGTATTACTTACATTTACAGAATAGGCGATAACGTCGTCAGCTTCAGCAGTACCAGCAGCAGGGGTAATAGTATGAGGCCAAATACCGCCAGAAGTAATATCACCACTATCTGCATCAATTTGAAAAAGTGTTTCGTCTGTATCTACACCATAATAATACTGTGTACCACTTTCATCGGCTAAAGCTGATGCTCTTATAGGGGTAGAATCAACAAGATTTGAGTTTGCTACTGCCTCATATTCAAAACCAGGAGAAGCGTATCCAAGATGGCGGTAAGGGTCAAAAGCTCTAGAAGAGAGTAAATAACGCCCACCTTTCACATAAGGGGCATTAGGAAGATTCTGAGAATAATTAGCATTAAGTGTTGCTAACCAGTCTGAGTCATCGAAAATGATTTTGCCTGATTTTATTTCCGCCATATTAGTAGTAATCTCCTCGTCCGAAGAATTTTAGATAAAGTGTCACTTGTACTCCTTCAACACTTGTAAGTGTCCCAGTAGGAGAGAGGGCAATACGGTCTCCAGGTGAGAGAAGACGAGCATCAGTAAAATCAACACCTTTTCTTGTCTGCACAGTATTAGCTGTTCCTTTTAGGTCAAATTCACTAGAAAGGATAGCGTCACCAGCTCCCGGAGCTTCTGTTCCCTGTAAACGTTCAAGATTAAGGGTTACAGCACTTCCATCTGTTCCAGCTTGTGTATGAACTTCACTCACTTCAAGGATTTCCATAGCATAGTAAGCCGTAAAAATAATCTCATTGAGTTCAAGATCGTATTTGATACCAAGGTTAAGATCAGCCCATACAACACTAGAGGCACTATCAACATTAAGCATGAGTATGTCTCCCAACGTAAAAGTAGTGGTCCAGTCTGTAAGAGTTGTATCAGCGCTTTTATCAGAACTGCTTAATGTAGGTTCATTTCCCCCAGTAATCGTATCTGCATTTGTTGGAGGATAATTAGCATATGTATCTTTCCAAAGATCGATAACAAGATCTCCTGATTGATCTGCTAATAACGAATAGCCTGTAATTACCCCATTTCCTATAAAGGATTGAGTTGATTTAGTTCCTGCTATTATAGTACCCAATGGACTTGTAGGGTCAGTTATATGGAAGTAAAGACTATCCTGTACAACATCAGGAGAAGTATATGTCACAAAAACACCATCTTTGCGGATAATCTGCTCATTGGTGATTTGTGATTTCTCCATATTTAAGGTTTGGTTATGGAATTGATGAACATATAAGTATAGAGGGGATTAACTGTTGTATCCGGTCTGACAGTCTGTCCAAAAGCGTAAATAGTATTACTATCTCTATACCCCAGACCTACCAATCCAACCGAAGATCCTGTTTGTCCATTAGTGGTTATATAAAATTGTGCAGTAACACTATCTTGTAGTGAACCACTGGTATTATATCTTTTTATTTCATTCGATGTTCCATACAGAATATCAGTTCCATCGAAAAATAATCCCACAGCATTGGAATCTCCTATAGAAATATCACTTCCTCTCGTAGCTGTCGTTCCGCTGATTGTATAGACAGAAACTGTAGTAGAAGACTCATGTTTGGCATATATAACAGAATCATTACCACAAATATAATCAATAGGGTTATTATTTGCAGTTCCTGAAATTGTCATGGTTTGTGGGTTTGAAAGATCAGCATCTAGTCTTACAATCTGAATATCAGACCCAAAATTTCCAGCCACCCATACATAAGTGTCTCCTGCACAAATTCCGCCGTCTTCCTCTGCATCAAATACTGTATCTAAAAATTCTTCTGCGTCCCCATTAAGATAGTAAGATCCAGAATTAGAATCTTTTACAAGCCTTCTTGCATATTTTACAGGATCTGAATTTGAATCTTGATGAGATGTAAGTTGATAAATACTAGAAGCATCAGGATTAGTTGTTATCTGACAACGAAATGTCGAAGAATCTGGAGATGATTGTCCTGTGAAAATATAGGAGGCTGTGTTTGTAATTGCACTTGATCCTGTCGGACCTGTCGCTCCTGTAGGACCGGTAGGACCGGTCGCACCATCTGAACCTGTAGGTCCGGTTGGACCGGTATCTCCTGCTCCTGTAGGACCGGTAGGACCATCAGCTCCTGTATCACCGGTAGGTCCGGTTGGGCCTGTATCACCACTTCCTGTCGGACCGGTAGGACCATCAGCTCCTGTGTCACCGGTTGGACCGGTTGGACCTGTGTCACCTGTTCCTGTTGGACCAGTCGCTCCATCTGCCCCTGTTGGACCAGTTGGTCCTGTATCACCGCTTCCTGTCGGACCGGTTGGGCCTGTGGGACCAGTTGGACCGGTAGGTCCTGTTTCACCAGACGCTAAAGCAGAAACAATAATACGATCATTATCATCTAAAAGAACACGTTTTATATCACCAGTTGTATCATCTACTCCTACAAGAGTAGCTATATTATTCGCATCATGTTTTGCTGTTTGGTCTGCCATATAGGTCTATTTTAGCATGTCTCGGACTTCCTGAATAACGATCATCTCTTCCGAAAGACATGGTCTGTCTAAGTATTTTAGAATGAGAGCTTTTTGTGAAGTAGAGAGTTCAAGTTCACCATCACAAATACGGTGATCTTTTCTTACTACTTCTCCATTATCATCTTTGATCTCAATTTCTTCTGTATTTTCAAAAATCTGTTTTGCAATTCCTGCTGCATCTTCTTGTTCTGAGATATCAATATGTCGTCGAACATCTTTTCGTTCCTTTTCATCCCATGTAGTTCTAAGAGACCAGTTAATAACGCCTAGTTGTTGTGCGGTAAATTGCATACTATTTAAGAGAATCAATAATAATATCTAGTTTTGTTTCCATACGAGCCATTCTATCTGTTACGTCGGATTGTTCTTCTAATATAGAATCTATGGATGCGGAGATCTTAGAAATATCAGCTCTATTTGCCTGGACTTGTGAGAACATTTGAGATAGCCAGAAAACTCCACCAACAACAAGAACAAGTGCTCCTGCCGGAATGAGTGTTTCTCTTGAGAGTATTATTTTTTTGGGTTTTTCCTCCGTCATATAATTAGGTATGTCTTACTTTTGGTCTTAACGCTCCTCTCGTCTCTACTTTAAATTGATGAACACTAACTTCTACGTTAGCATCTCCACTTGTATTATCTATTTGTAAACTAAGTAGATCACCCGGATCATAAGAGTCTATATTAGAAGTATCTACAAATTCTCCAGTTGCACCAGCAGAAATACTTATCCCTTGATTCCCATCAGCTCCATTTTTACGCACATCAATTGTGCAAGGTCCTGTTGTGGTTCCATTTGAACTAACATAAGTCCGAAAATTAGATAAGATGCTTTTCTGATACATTTCTGTTTGCCTATTTGATTCATTTGTATTCCTATTAATAACCCCCCATCCATAATCATAATAGGTATTTGAGGTGTTATAATTAGCTATTTTATTCGCAACAATAGTAGAAATATGATCAACCGTTTCTAAGCAAATATTGGTATTTCCACAAGTAAGTGATCCAGAAACTCCACCAGGAGATACTTCTACATTTATAAGATCTCCATCTACTAGAGAGACCGTATTAGACGTATCGAAAAACCACCCAGACGTTGCTATTGGAATAGTGAACGTTAGTGCTGTATTACTTCCATTCTTATTTACATAACACGTTGTTACAGTCGTTTTTGTGTTAGCTATCATGTAAATAGAGAAATAACTTGCTTCTACATTCGTATTCATTTCAGTCTGTACCTGATCTTCATTTCCGTTAAAGTTCATTGTTCCTCCAAAAGAAACATATCTTGATGCTCCTCCACCATGAGAAGCACCAGAACCATCAAAACTTCCTAATGTGCAAGCGGTATATCGAGAAGCTCGAAATTCAACAAAGAAAGAATAGAAATTTAAGGTTCCTAGTGTAGAAGCTGTTGTATCTATTTTTAGATACGAATAAGAACCAGCTCTAATACCTACCCTTGGTCCATAAGTTGTGAATGTGCCTGTTGTTCCTGCTGGAATAGTAAGTGTTAAATCTGTATCCGATCCATCAATAACAACCGTCACAATAGTATCGTCATCCATGTTATTCGTTCCTACATAAATACGAATAGACTCATAGACACCATCTTTTCCCATATAGGTCCGTGCTCTATCCGCTGTTGTGGATGAATTGGTGATTTCGCAAGAAGACAAAGGGCAGTAATAAGTGTTTCCACTACTACCTCCAAAGTTTCCATCTACTGTTGCTCCTTGCATTACCGAAGCCATATTATCGCATCTTAATCACCTTATCTTCTGTTTTACGAGAAGGGATATTTTCAAAAATAACATCAGGGTATTTTGCTTTTACCGCTGTCTCAACAACAGTTCTATCTGCTTTAGCAATACCTGCCGTCAATTTCACTTTAAGTTTTCTCTCAGGAGTAATTTCAAACTCAGGGACAACAAGTTCCTTAACTTCTTCCTCAATAACACCTTCTCCTAAATCCCGGGTATTTTTATAGGTAAGGGGAATGACATCATATACCTCGTACTTTGCACCATTAAAAGCTGCTGCTTCTGCTTTAATAGCAGCATAGTGAGCTACTGGATCGTTTTTTGTTGCTTGATGGAATTCACATGCTTCTTCAATACCGACAGCTTCACCTGTTGCTCGGTCTATATGAATTTTACATTCGCAATATTGCGGAATGTTTATAATTCCTGATTTTTCTCCACTAATCATATTACGGTTCGATTACTAATTGAACGAGAAGCCCTAGAGGTGGGGTAGTTGAGGCAACACCATCCACATCAATATAAATCTGATCGGCAGTATTTACGTCGTCATTACTTGTATTGATTACAGGAGGTGTAGCAGCCGTTGAGCTATCTACTTCGCTTGCATCAATCGTGATAGCAGTAGAAAGAACATCAACAGGGCTTCCACTTCGTACACGTCGAATCTGGATAGTCGTAACAGATCCTGTTCCTGCTGTTGATACAGCGGCAGCAACACCTGTAATAGTCCAGCCATTTAATTCACTACTGATACGATCCCATGCAACGCCTTCTCCTACTTGGACGTATTCCTCAGAATCGAAACATTCAAAAGAGATAATACGTTGACCATTTCCTGTTGCTCCAGTCGGACCGGTAGGTCCAGTTGCTCCGTCTGCACCATCTGCTCCAGTTGGTCCGGTTGGACCGGTTGCTCCATCAGCACCGGCAGGTCCGGTTGGACCGGTTGGTCCGGCAGAACCAGCACCAAGTTCTGTCCAAGCAGTTGCACCATCGGTATTTACCCAGACCTTTCCGTCTGCATCATGGAAGGTAGAACCAGCATCAGCTTCGACAAGTCCATTAGGATCACCGACACCGGCATAGAGAGAAGGGACATTATCATTGGTTATATCTTCCATTTCAAAGAAAGGAGTATCTTCTGCTCGAACAGCTCGAAAAGGATAGGCACTTTGAGAACGTCTTACGTCTTGTAATCCTCCCTGAAATGTCTCTAGTAATCGTTTATCACTTAATTGTTCATTGCTCATATTAGGTGAGACTTACAAATTCGATATAGTATGGCCCATTAGAGATCTGAGACCCTTCGTCTTTAATCTCAATTCGTGCATATCCTGCTGCGGTAGTACTTGAAACATCAGCAACTGCCACAAGAGAATTATTTACAGAACTTGATACAGCGTATCCATGAAGATTGAGGAATTGTTTCTCATCATCCTCTTGTTGAAGATAGAGAACTCCAATAGAACCACTTGAATCATTTTGATAGAAGTGAGCCACACCATCAGTAATACTGTCCTGATCCACGTTAATTCCAATAAATCCTTGGTAAGTAACGCACATGAAGCGACCAGAAGTGGCATTGTTGTACCAAATAGGGTGTCCAGTCTCTAAAACAACGTCCTCCATGTCATCAATATAGATACCGTAAGCATTTGTGACCGTACTTGTGCCAGGTGTTGCACTAAAGGTGAGGTTTATTCCGTAAAAGTCATCAAATGTTGCATTAGAGCCAGAAGCGAGATCAAGTTCTAAATCATGCAAGATAATTGTTGCGATATCACCTCCGCTGACAGAATGTTCTAATTCTGTTCTTTGTGCAGTAAGAGAAGTTCCACCACTATTATTTTGGCTATCAACAATAACCTCAGATCCTATAACAACATCAAAAGCAGCCGTGTTTTTCGCTACGGCAAGATCAACTCTCATTGATGTGTGATCGTCTGTTGCAGCGGAAGGAGTAAATGTAGCAGCTAATTCAACAAGTCGAGTATTATTAGCCGTCATGTTTTCTCCGATATACAGCACTCGAGTAGCATTAGCAGTTCTTCCACTACCTGCTGGAACAAAGTTTCCACCAAGGCTCATGTGACCACTCATGGTGGCGTCTCCTACAACAGTTAAGTCTTCACCTCCGCTATCTGGAGAAGACCCAATCCAAAGCTCTTTATCTGTATTGTCCCAGTAGAAGTTAGAATCTGATGAAAGGGTGTCTGTGTCTGTCCAAAAAGCGACTTCGGTAGCTGTTCCTGTACCGATAACACCTCCTCCACCGCCTCCGGCTGGTCCTGTTGGGCCTGTAGGGCCATCTGCACCTGTTGGACCGGTAGGACCTGTTGAGCCACCACCACCGCCTCCGGAGCTGTATCCTAAAATGCGAAAATCAGAGCTCATACAGTTACAAAGTAAAAGTTGAGCGTAAGTGCTCCTGAGTTAGATTGGATATAGATAACTTCGCTTCCACCAACAGCAAAAGCATGCGTGGCTCCAGAAGGCACGAGGAAGTAACCAGTAGACATATCTGAGGCATCACTAACTTTGAGATCTGCGTTTGGTCGGAAAATAACATTTGTTGCATTTTCCGGAACGGTAAGAGTGGTAACGGAAGCATCTGTAAGGGCAGCAATAGGACTTTCTACAGGTGTATCACTTGCATCGAAACATTGGAAAAAACCTCCCACTTGGATTGATTGATTGTTATCGTCCTTTACAAGACGACCGAAATTTTTAGGCATATTATGTTCCATCAGTAACCCACAAATAACCTCCATGTTCATTGACGGTTCTATTATCTATACGAGCACAGGCAATAGAAGCATCATTTTCATTTACACCGGTCATTGTAGGGACATTATTATCGTCATGTAGGGCACGAGTAATCTGAGTAGGTGCACCTGGATCAGTCGTACCAACAACAGAAATAAGTACACCACCAGTAACATTATCTATTTTTACCGGTCTTACTTCTCCTGTTAGGTGATTTACTCCCATCAGAAGTTTTACATTGTTTGCATCCCTTGGAGGCATACTCTTGTGCAACTTTTAATTTAGCCCTATCACTAGCTATTTTAGCAGATTCTCGGTCAAGGCGCACTTTTTGTTCATCAAGCATCGCTCGATACGCACGCTGATCTTCATCAACTTGCTTTTTATATTTGAGTACTCGTTCTTCAAGTTCTTTTGCTACTTTTTCTCGATATTCAGCCTCTTTAAGAGCTTTAGCAGTCTTTTCATGATGTTCTGTAATTTCTGCGGATTTCTTTTCAATTGCTTTGATCTCACGTTTTACCCAGATACGTTTATTACGGATATCTTTATCAACATCAGCAATACGTTTCTCCTTATAAGCAAGATATTGTTCTTTCTGTTCTAAATCGAGTTCTTTGTATTCAAGCGCATCCGCCATATCAAGCATTTCTCTTTGCTGAGCAGCGACACGTCTTTTTGTTTCTAAGGTTGGAGCAAGAGCATTTCTGCGTCTTGCTTCTAAATTTGATACTTCCAGTTCTAAAGCGTTTCTCTTTTCAACAAGCGGTCCAATTTGCGCTAACAGTTTATCTTCCTGTTCTTCTCGCACTCTATTAAGTTCATCAACAACTTCATTACGTTCTTTGATTTTAGAACGTAATTCTTCTGATATACGACGCAATTCATTTTTTGTATGTTGCATCTTTACATCTGAAGATTTTGTTGTTGCTGATGGTGCGAAAACACGCATATCTATTCACTAACTTCTTCTTTTGGTTCTTCTACTTTCTTTTTTGGTCGTCCTGTTTTCTTCTTTGGAGCTTCTTTCACTTCCTCTTTTACTTCTTCCTTTGGCTCTTCTTTTGGAGCTGGTTGTTCACTTGGAAGAGCGAGAGCACGTTGAATGTACTCTTCTTGTACGTCGAGACGAGCAAGATCAATGTCTTGGCGCATCATTTCACGTTGAGCGAGATGCTTTGCGAAGTGTTGAGAGATACCAGGAACGATAAGTGTTCGTGTAGATCCGTCATCTCCGTAGAGGACTTCTCGGACTACATCACCAGCTTTAATGGTATAGCTTTTGTTATCCCATTTATAGGTAAAGTCTTCGTCGCTCCAGTTATAAATAAAGTTCATAGTCTTCTTTTAAGAGTAATAAGGGAGGGTTTCCCCTCCCTATACATTACTAGGCGATATTGAGGTCAACAAGGTTGTACTCAGTATCTGTTCCTGCTTGCAAGGCTCGCCCCACGAAACCTTGAGCAATAACACCATCTTCAACTGCACCGGCTACGGCATTAGAAGGTGATACAGCAGATCCTGCTGTCCATCCTCCATCGTTAAGGCATCCAACGACACCATTAACACAGAAGAATCCGTATTCACCTGCTGCAATGTCTGAGATAGGTACTCCCACAACTGCTCCTGTTGGAGTTGTTGGGTTTACGAGTACGCCATTGTAGACGTTTTGAGCAAGAGATACTTCTGATGAAGTTGTAAGAGCTTCGCGTACTGGACTCTTAAGGGTAAGAGTAAGTGATCCTGAAGCATCTGCTGCTGGGTGAGAATCGATCTCATAGACCAATCCTTCGGTATCTGCGTCATTTACGACGAGAAGACCTCCAGCATATTGATTAGCTGTTGCTGCTGTTGCACCGAGAGTAACAGTAACTTCTACTGCTCCGACGGCTGCTGCTGCTGCAACAGCGATGTTTTGATGGTTAGCAACGAGGGCTGGTCCTTGGCAGAGTTTACCTGCTGCAAGAGCGACCGCACCTGCTTTTCCGTATCGGAATTTGCGTCCATCTGTTGCAACTGCGAGTGCTCCTAGAGTTGATTCCTGAGTAGAGGATGTCTCGTACTCAGCGTGAGGAGCGAGTTGCATGATTCCTGACAACATAATTTCTATTTATCAGATTAATTAGTAGAGAACCGCAATAGGTCCTTCGTCCGCTGTAAAGGTAGTAGGAGGGGTAATAGCAACTGGAGTACCAAATGTCTGTGAAACAGAATCAGTTGGGTGATCTCCTGCTGCATGAGTTCGCAATCGAGCGGTTGTTCCGTCCATTACGATTCCCACATAGTACAATCCAGGTCCTTTTGCTGTGTATGCTTCCGTAAACGCTAGGCGTTGGAAGTTTGCTGCTGTTCCGACAGTAGTTCCTGCGGTTGCAGAATTTGCAACAACATTTCCATCTGAATCAAACAAGATAGCAATAGCCTTATCTGTACCTCCAACAGATCCAATAAGGTATGAGATACCTGTAATAGACATGGTGTGAGGCACTTGAATTGCACTAATAAATACTTTTCCGTCGGCTGGGGTTGTATCAGTTCCAGATGTAGCAGCGAGAGGCGCTACACCACCTGCATAGATTGATTTGAATACTCCAGCCCCAGGAACAATTCCTGAAGATCCTTTTAATGTAACAGGAAGGTTTGTTGCAATACCTCCCTGATCCCTAGTAGGGATTATTTCTTCGATATTTACTGACATATTCAATGCTTAATTTTTTAATTAAAAATCAATTAGCATTAAATACCTGTAATTCCAGTGAGGACTGCGTTATATCGAGGGTTCTTTACAACGAAGTTTCCAGCGTGAACAGCTCGACCAACAAGAACTTCTTGGTTGGTTGATTGTGTCCATCCTGTCCAGTGGAATCCAAGGCTTGTAGCTTCTTTTCCACTTGGTTCTCCATCGAGTTCCTCAAGAGAGAATTTAGCTGCGGTAGCTCCTTCGTACTTATCGAGGTATCGGAATTCAAATGAATCTGAGTTCAAGAAGTACATGAGTCCAGAAGGACACTTTGAGTCTCCGATAACAGGAGCAGATCGGAACATAAGCTGCTTTACACCAGCAAACATTGCATCTTTTCCTTTAAGCTCACCAACAAGATCGTAGCGTTGCTTTGGATCAAGAAGTTGGTTGTAGAGGCTTCGGATTGACTTTGTTGTAAGGATAAAGTCTGGCTCTTGGTTTCCTTCACTAGCAGCGTCCCATGCTGTGTACATTTGAGCGAGTGTCAAAGTACCACCAGTAGCTGTAACGGTTGCGTTAAGTGCTGGGTAAGTTGCACGAGCTTGTCCACCGATAGTTGCAAGAGTGGTTCCGTCGTCAACGATTCCGGCAAGACCAAGGATGTCTTTACCACCGTTTCCACTTCCGTCTTGGTAGAATTGATTTCCGATGGTATCAGCAAGGTCTACTGCATCAGAAGCAATTTGTCGTTCCATAAGATCTGCACGTTCCATCTCAGTTTTGTTGAGAGAAAGATCAGTCTTAGCAAGAACGGTTGGAATTTCGTTAAACTTACAGTCAAACGTAAGTTTGATTGTGTTGTCTACCATTGCGGTAGAAAGAGTATCAGCACCAGAGAAAGAACCACCGTTAACGTTCTTTTCGAACTTAAACGGCACTTCTTCTTGTGCTCCACGCCACATACCTGCTTTTGCACGAGCAAGGAAGAGACTCATTCCGATGTTTCCATCGAGAGCACCTTCAACAAGTTTGCTGGCGAGATAGCTCTGTGTTGCATTAACAACCTTTTGGCTTGGATTGGCCATAAACTATTTATTTTTTAAGATTTGCGCCAATGATGTTTTGCGTAATCTACTTGGGGAATAGACAGTATCGTCTGTAACTGGTGTTCCTTCACCAAGAGAAGCTGCCCCTGCGTTAGCAGCGACTTTCTTTCTCTCCGTATTATCTGCTTTTTTCGTGTTAAGAAGGCGAAGTTCGTTAGCAAGCCTAAAGTTAGGATAGCCATCTTCTGTAAAGATTTTCTTTTCTTCACAGATCTTCAGAATCTCATTACGAGCAGAGTTTTTTGGATCATATAAAGGTTCACCAATCTCTTCTCCAAGTTCAGCTAGTTGTTCCTCATATAATTGGAGGATTTTGCTAGTCTGTTGTTCTTCCTCTTGTTTTTGACGTTCTTGTTCTTGGATTTTCTCCTGATAGATACGTTCAGCAAGAGTTTGAGCAGTTTTTGATAAATGATTTTCCATCGCTTGATAAGCGGCATAATCATCACCAAATACACCACGCAATTCATCTGGCACGGTTTTATTAACCTCAGCTTGCGGATCATTCCGTTTCGCTGATTCTACCTGTTCCTTCCATGACTTAATTTGGTCTAACTGCTCTTTGAGTTCTTTGTTCTCCTCAGTAAGACGCTTAAATCGTGGATGATGATGAAAGGGAACATCTTTTGTTGACGCAGAAGGTTCTTCAGAAGGCTCAGGTTCCTTCGTCTCCTCTTCCTGCGAGAGAGGTTGTTCCATTTCTTCCTCTTGAGTTTCCTCTTGAGTGATTTCTTCGTTTTCGGTTTGCGAGTCCGAGGCAAGAAGGTCCGCTGGGGACACCTTGGCTGCTTCATTGACAGCCTCCGCAAAATTGAGCTTATCCATAGTTTTACGCAGGTTTTTTAGCGAATGCAGGGAGAACCGAGAAACCCAAATAGATTAGTCTTCGTCTTTTTCCTCCGTCATTTTTTTCATCAGCATTGATTCATCAATAGCTTTAAGAGTTTTAGAAAGATCATCAACCATTTCAGCCCATGTCATTTCACCAGCTTCATAACTATCAATCGCTTCTCTAAATACTTCTCGAGCCATAGCGACACCTACGCTATAACAACGCTCTTCGCTTGTGCTTGTCTTCTTTGCAAGGACAGTTTTTGACTTCTTAGCAAGCTGTTTAAGTCCTTCGAGCATTTTCTTTTCGTACATCATACAGGGGGGAGAGGTGGTAAACCTTCTGTTAGTCCTCCTTGTGGCTCTGGTGTTGTCTCAGGGGGAATTTGTGCCTCTGCTGGCATGCCTCCTCCCATAAGCCCCATAGGATTGGTTGAGTAAGTAATAAGTTTTTCTGCTGCTTCTCGTGGATTTGGGAAGTCTAAGCGTTCAAATAAGGTAACAGGGTCAAGTGCTCCAGCTCCCCATAGATCAATCGCTTCATTTCGTCGCATAAGAGGATCTTGAGGGATCATAGAACCTTCCTTAATAGACACGATAAGGTCTCTATTGAAGTCTGTATTGCGGATTTGGATATACTCAACCGCTTTTTCATTACCGATAAGAGCAGCAACGTGTGGCTCGTTATAGTAGACGTACATCATCTGCACCATGTAATTGAACAGAAAGTCGATACATTGCTCGATATGTTCAACAATAAGCCCCAATCTATCCACATCTTGTCCCTTAATCTCAATCTTTCCTCGTACCGTGCGCTCACTCATGATTCCTTGAGCGGTAGAACCACGAACACCCATGATATTCCGGATCTGGTTACGCTTATCTAGTAAATCCTCGTAAATGTAGCTAGCAAGAGGTGGAGCTTGTAGGCGTTGCACACTCTCTCCAATGCTTGTTGTAGGAGCGATAATAGCTAATCCCTTACGAAGGGCATCAAGGGCTTGTTTACCGCTATTTTGGTCAAACTGGTTAGAGAAGATCCAGCCGTTATTTGTATCATCAGCATTACGATCAATCTGTCTATTGCGCTTATTTACTGCATCTTGAAGGCTGGAAGCCTGTTCAATAAGACTTGTAATGTCATGAGGCTGAGCACCATTGTTAAATACCCAGATAAAAGAATATGGCTTCTTTGGTGTCTCAAAGTGATTATTTCCTGGTATTTGTTCGCTGATTTCTGCACCGTATTCATCAATGCGTACTTGCTCGCTCTCATAATTCCAATGAGGATTTTCACGTTTATCAAGGACAAGATTACCAATCGTCCAGAAGACAAACTCATCTGTCCACCATTCTGTATATCCAAGCTCTGTTCCAAGTTCTCCTTTAACAAGCATGGTGATCTCCTCCTCTTTATCAGGGAAGCGTCTAATCAATGTCTTTGCATCATCTCGTTTCTTTTCACCGATATAACGTCCTCTAAATTCTCCACCATCAAATGTACCGACAGGGTCTAGAATCAAGTTCTCAGGCTTTACAACCATGATACGCATGTCGTCTTGGATAAAGTCCCATCCGACCTTAAGAACCCCGATAAGATCAAGACACCAATGGCGTGTTGCTTGTTTCAATTTGATTTTCAATTTCTCTTCGTCAGCGAGATACTGCAACATCTTTGCGGTATTGTCTGCGAGTTCAATCCCTTCTTCTGTGTTATCTGTCATCACGACAGGAACAGGGTTTTGTCTGCTAATAAGGGGAAGCAATGTTTCAACCGATTCAAAGATAATATTGTCTACAAGGCTGTAGAGTTCGTTTTTGTATCCGTATTGTTCACCTAGCCAATAGTCTTTGTTTGACTTCTGACGTTTTACAATAGGGCTTTCATAGCGTTTATACGCTTGTTCCCATTTGTTTTTGAGCTGGATCAGCTCGTCATCACTTAGTTTCAAACTCAATTCCTTTTCAGGAAGAGATAAAATGCCGTCTCTAATTTCTCCGTCTTTTTCAGGTAGTTGGTTAAATCCAGAAAAGAGTGTCCCTACCTGTGCGATCAAGTCAGCAGCTCCTTTTGAGCTACCTCCCATCTCACTTCGTTTGCGCCCTATACCTCGTCGCATAAAATTCGGTTACAAATAAACCTACGACTAGAGCAAAATTCATTTGTATTATACATCACGCCAATCTGTTTCGCCAATGATTTGAGGCTTCACCAGTTTTTGTCCTCCTCCAGGCTCTGGCGTAAACCCTTGTTTGATTCCTAGATTCTCTAGCATGTCAGATCCGACAATGCCTATCTCACTCATGCCAAACTTGTCCATTCCTATTCGCCAGTAAGTAAGGGCATGGAATAAGTGATCAGGACCTACACGTTCCCATTTCAATCTTTCTTGTCCGAGATTATCTTCTTCCATGACACGGTACATGTTTGAGATATGAAGCCACATTTCCCACCAGTCTTCTTTTGTTCCAAATAAAGGAATGCGGGATTCTCTTAGCTCGTCCATGAGCATCTGTATCACACGGTTACGATCAGCAACAACCTTCCCATTCTCTACTCCTTTTCCCCAATCAATAAGCGTCATAGCCTTTCTATCTGCTCGATAGTAGCAAAGGAAGATACGTCCAGGATATTTCTCTTGAAGCTCACGAGGACGAATAAGATCTCCTCCTTGGTCCATAACCACGATAGCTTTAGGGAAACGCTGTAAGAGTCTTTCAACGTCATCATAGCCATCACAGCTTTTGTTTACATATGCTCCGTATTTTGTTCCAACGACATACCAATTAGGAAGTCCAGTATCCATTCCAATAACAACCTGTGTCTTCCAATCAGGCGTTGCCTCTGTAAGGTTAGAAAAGAATTGTTCTTCTGTGACCTTTCCACCAGATCCCTCAAAGGGAAGACCAAGAACGAAGTTAGCGAAATACTCGAAACTTTTTGTCTTAAACTCATTGATAATCTTACTTGCAGGAACCCATGGAGCCATCATCAAGTTCACATGATAGCCTCTCCAATCAGCATCAACAGACCCTGTGGGCTTCCATGCGCCTTTCCTACGGTCTTTGTCTATATCTCCGCCACAATATGCGCAAACGTACATTTCACGCTCTAGATCGATATTATCAGGCCATTTCAAATACTGCTCTTTCTCACAATGAGAACAGGTGATAAACCACTCTCTTTTATCAGATAGTTGCCATTTAGCATCCACACCAGCACCAATAAGGGAAGGGTTAGAGAATCTCCATTCCCACTGATAAGGGCTGTGTTGTTGACGTGAAGCGTACTGGTCAATGACTTTGCGATTGCTTCGGTCTTCTTCGTCATGAATGTTTAGATCAGAAGAAACAGAAAGAGCCGCTCGTTCGGTGAATGTTCCACGGAAATATACAATGTTATCTCCTATGCGTTTCTGTTCAATGGTGTCTTTATCCTTTACCCATTCTTGCAAGATAGGATTTTGGGAGATAAGCATGTTCGTCTTTCCTCCCACAAACTCTTTGACGTCTGCACTTGTAGGCATTGTATAGATACTGTTCATGCCAAAGTGTTTAACAGCCCACATGAGCTTAAGGTTAGCAACTAAAGAACCGCCCACTTGGGCGGCTTTAAGCCAGACTTGCTTAGGATGCCAGTCATTTAGGATATCGAACCAAAACAGGTGGTTCTCATAGTCATACGGTAAACCGTTCTCTGTCTTGATGTTGTACTTCGTTATCCAAGCATGGATGGAGGCTTTATCTAGCATTAGGTGAAATACTTACGATCTACCAATAAAGGCTTTAGTTCGCTATGGAAGTCTTCTTTGCGTCGTTCTGAGGACTTCTTGCGTCTATGCTCATAGGTGGCTACTTTCCACGCTTCGTATAGAGCTTTTTGTCCCCATAGTTCTAGAAAGATGTTCTTTGTCTTGCCAAAGGGTTGAGCAAAGTCTCGGATATGGTCCATTAAGTAGTCATCTTTCGGGTTCATCTTCCAGTTCTTAAAGCGATAGATGCTTACTTGCCCACAATATCTACATGCTTCTTTCTGTCCATCAGGTCGAGAAACAAGAACCTTGTAAGAGTGATACTTAGCTTTGGGGCAGTTCATACACTCCGTATACGTCTTTCTCTTGGATCAGGAAATACTTTTGCTTTTCGATCTCTGTTACGTCTGGAGCGAACCGGTTAAAGAAGATTTTGTCACCGATCTGTACATGCTTAATGTTACTACCTACAGCTACTACTTCACCATCACAAGGGATTTCCTCGTCTTTTTCCTTCGTAGGATCAATGATAATGCTTTCTTTTTCTGCTTTCTTAAAAGGGATAATGACGAGATAATCTGGCATTGGGTGAATCATATTTGTGTTCAAAGGTTGTTAGTGTGAATACTATTTTTATTCAATGATGCCAGTCTTCTTTTTGAACTCTTCTAGCTCTCTATCGTCTTCTGCTGGATCTTCATCAAGGATTATTGGCTCGTTATTGGCTTCTGTTTGCCTCTCAGATCGTTTTTCTTCTTGTTCGTGTCCAAAGTATCGAATAAGCCTATCTAGTACAAAATAGAGCATTATAGAGCTTGCTAGCAGACAGACGCTTACAATAACAAGTGCTATATCCATATTATTTCATCAACTTAGCTTTAAGTTCATCATCAAAGCGTTTAGCAAGTTCTCGCACATCTTCTCGTGTTGCATCAATCTTTTCCATAGCTTCTTCGCTCGCAGTATCTTGTACTTCAACCGTTTCTTTTGGTTTACCAAAGGCTCTATCCATGACTTTCTGCCAAGCATTAGGATCTGGTGCTTTCTTATACACCTTTACTTCTCCGTCTTTTGTGGTGACTTGGATAAAATGTCCTTTCGCAACATCTTTCATTGGTTCAATCCATGACTGCATGTCTTTGTTAATCTCTTCAGCCAGTTGTCGCCTAAACTCTTGAGCAATAAGAGTAGAAGATGCTTTTGGTCTTCCTTGGTTTTTATTCTTTCTTCCGTTGATTCTTGACTGTTCTCCGGGCATAAGCCTAAAAGCCTAATTCAATAATTCTGCTTTATTTCCTGTGAATTTCTCCCATCTATCAATAATCACATCAACATACTTCGGGTCTAACTCCATCATATAACATTTACGGTTCGTTTGCTCGCAAGCTATGATGGTAGAGCCTGAACCGCCGAATAGGTCAAGGACTATATGACCTTGTTCTGAATAATCACTTGTTACTTCAGATATAAGAGCGAGTGGTTTTTGTGTTGGATGGAATCTTTCTCTTTCTTTTCCGATTAGACCGTTATAAATAAACTCTTTAATTTTTACACTATCTCTTTTGATGTTTGTCCAAGCAAGCTCTGCGTCACCGAAAGTTGGCATTGTATTTTTCTTATCCCACACCAACCAATGTTTTCCCTGTGGTAAAAAATCTGCAAAGAAGTTCCCGCCCCATATAACCGCTTTGTTTGAAACACTTAACGCTATTTCAAAACATTCTTTTGGTGGTCTTTCCTCATCCCATTTATCTCCATCGTACCTACGCCGTTTTATTGGAGTATCGAAGCCTCCGAAGCCTTCGAAGCCTTCACTACGCTTTATCCCATACGGAGGGTCTGTATGAAGCAAATCCGCCTTCTGCCCCTCCATCAGCTTCTCGACATCCTCTTTCTTCGTAGCGTCCCCACACATCAAACGATGCTCTCCTAGCGCATATACTTGCCCGTACTGGCTTTTAGGCTCTTTTGGAGGTTCTGCATTGTAATCGTCTTCTTCAACGCTGTTAAGCTCGTTTAATGCTTTTGCTATTTCTTCTTCGTCGAATCCAGATAAGACTTTATCTTCATCATTAAGTGTTTCAAGAAGAGCTGTAAGCATTTCCTCGTCGAATTCTCCGCTGATTCTATTAAGAGCAAGATTAAGAGCTTTTTCCTTTCCTTTATCCAGATCTACTTGAATAACTGGCACCTCTTTTATTTTTAATTTTTCTGCGGCTTTTACTCGTTGGTGACCACCAATAATTGTCTTATCCTTATTTATGACAACAGGTTCTAAAAAACCGAACTCTTCTATACTTTGCACCAATTTATCTAATTCTTTGTTAGATATTTTTCTTGGGTTATAAGTAGCCGGTTTTAATTCTCCTATGGGCAGTTTCATATCACCTAATATTATACACCCTTTCCTTTCTTTTTATCAAACAGTTTCATGAGTGTTAGTGCATCATCTATCTTGAACGTAGCGAAAGTTCCTTTTCTGTCTATCTTGTAAATGACGACAGGGATTCTTTTTGTGTCTTGTATCTCATTGAACACGTTAGGCACATTTGGCTGTGTCTTCTTGGCTTTACATTGAATAGCGAATTTCTCAGTACTTACATCCACTCCTTTCGCTTGGTGTTGTTGATACTCTAGGACTCTTTCTGCTTGGATTCCTTCTTCTTTGAGTTTGTTGACGACCGTTCGCTCAAAACTGTGTCCTTTGTTTCTTTGGCTTGCTCCCATAAATTATCGAGATGTTGTTTTACTTCTTGATGCTGTGTTTTGTGTTCTAAGTATTCCATGTAAAAGACGATGATACTTGATAGAAGGAATAGACCTGCTGCTAGTTCATTACCGGCAGCACCATAGATAGCAGAACAAAGGAAAAATAATTGGCTCATGCTCATAAGCAATATCGGTTATATCTTTCTCGATAGTTTAGTCTGTAAAAATCGCTTCTTGTTGCGAATAGGTGTAGGTATTTCATATAAAGTTTCTTTGCCCCCTCCTGGATCGTGACTGGGAAAC